ACGTTTAGATAGCCCCCCAAACTAGCAGCGGTGTTCGTTGTGGATTTTACTAAACGACCAATAGCCACACTATTAGCACCAGTAGCACCATAAGAACTTGTGTTGTTGGCTATAGCTGCTGCGAAGGAGTCAGCGCCAGATGCACGGGAGCGAGACACTGCTGTGGCGTATGAGCCGCTGACCGCTTGCGCACTGTAACCTATTGCAAGTGACGCCGTAGAGGTTGCATCAGTGAGAGGGCCAATGGCTGTAGCTACGTTAGCCGATGCCAACGCCCCACTACCAATGGCAATGCTTGTGCTGTTGCCCGTAACATTACCACCCCCTATGGCTGTTCCCCTAGTGCCAGATGCAGTGGAGTTTTCCCCCAGAGCAGTTGCAGCAAATCCCGTCGCAACCGCCCCCGTCCCAATAGCCACAGAATTGGTACCAGTAGCACTAGGCGCAGTAGGACTAGACGGGTTCTCAGCATATAACTCCTGAACCGCAGGGATGTCCTCAGCAGTAGCCGACACATACACCACAGCAGAGCCAGACAGGTTCAGCAGAGAGCCAGTAGAGCTTTCGTCAAGTGTACGGCTAAGGGTAGTCCCAGTAGCAGTGTAGGTGCCTGTGCCAATCTCCCATGCTGTACCATCCTCAATAACGTAGCGGACAACATCAGCGTTAGATACACCGGCACTAGCAAAGGTTTGATAGCCACTCTCAGCAGACCCAAGAGTGATTGTGCCTGTGCCAGTTGTGGCAGTGGCGACTTTGGCTCTGTTTACGAGAGTGACCATTGTTAGCTAACCTTATGCTGGGTCTGGGATACCGATTGCTACCGAAGACAACGTGAAGGTGTTGCCCGATGTAACCGCCTGACTAGACGTTAGGGTGCTAGTTGCAAGCAACCGACTGTTTACTGTGTCAATAATTGCGTAATGCGAAGCTGTGCCAGTAGCTGTAACAGAACCATCAGTGATAGCAGCTACAACAACCTCACGCCCACCACCAGAGCGGTTTTGAGGTGCGCCGATGGAAAGACTTGTGCTGTCCCCAAGGGCATAGGTAGCATTAGCTTCCGTATATGTGGTCGCCTCTTGCGAGGTGATAACGATTTTGTTAGCTTCGGTGTCGAGGACGGTAAGGCCGTTGTCGAACACACGATCATTAAGTGTAGCCATGGTTATTTAGTTTCCTGTGTTGTTGCAGCTTGACCAACTTTAGGGTCATATTCTAGTTCAGCAATATCCATAAGGTCTTTGATAACCTCTGGGTGAGACGACACATCAATGTTAGCCCCATTAAGGTTGCGGAGGAAGGCTGCAATCTCACGTAGATCGTGGGGTGCAACATCACCAGCTTCAATGGTTGGCATAAGAGAATAGTCCAGACCGTTCAACTGCCACAGACGCTCAACCAACTGTTTGTTAAGAACGTCTACGATTGCTTGGATATAACTCTCAAGCGCACGGAGGAACAAGTCTGTCTTCGACTTGGATAGGGCGTAAGAGCCACCAGAAGTGCCAAGAAGAAGAAACTCAGATAGCATAGACCTAGCAATGTCATGCTGATAACGGCTAACGATAGGGTTAATGTCGATATTACGCTTACCATTAGAAGCCATGAGTTCAATATCTACCAACCTTTGATTAGTAGGTGAACCATCTTTATCTGGGTAAGTGTCACTGGGTAGAATGATATACCCCTGCTCGTTAAACTTAACGTCCCGAAGGATTTGTTTAAGGTCGTTTACTACACCTGACTGAGCAGAAGAGGCGTCACCAGATAAGTATTCAGCAGGGATACGTGCCACTGGGATACCAGCAAGCTCACGTTCTACTGCAATAGCCTCAATAGACTGCAAGTTGTTTAGGTATTCGTAGGAGGTGTAAGCATTACGTAAGATAGAACGTCCCGATGGGTCACCGTTTATAGTCGTTGTTCTGTAATACAGTGACTTGTTGGACGGGATGTAGTTAGTACCATTAGAAAGACCAACCGACTGTTGTATACCAAGCACGTCACCAGTCTTAGGTTCAACGTCAAACTTGTTGATAGTCCAAGGCGCACGGGCTGCAATCTTACGGACACCAATTCTGCCATCGGTAAATTTAGAGTTCTTCTTTTGGGAGCGTACATTAGGTCCAACACGGCGTTTGTACACAACCTCGAACCAACCAAAGCCATACGACAAGAAGGAAAGAGCCTCTGAAATGTGGTCGTCTAGAGTATGGTCCATATCCGAGAGGACACTCTTGACAAACTCAGCTTCTTTACTAGCTTCTTCGCTATCGTTAGCAGGTTTTACGTGAAGGTCTACATCTCGGAGTATCTGCTCCACAGAATACATGACCGCGCCAACTGTACTATCGTTATCACGCATTTCACGGTACTTACGAATAGCACGTTTGCCACGAAGCTCAGGGAGAAACTCATCTGACCGGATTTGACCATTGTGGGTGTTATCCCCAGCTATGCCAAGGGTAGATGTTGCCGCTTCTCTAGTGAGCTTCTTAACCATGACTATGAGTTCCAGTAGTTATTTTTGTGAAAGTCCCTTTGCACTTGAATAAGCGAGGGTCAACTTAGGTTTGGCGTAACCGTTCAGGGATAAGTCTGTAAGCGCCCAAACCATAGCGTCAAGACGGTCAGGTGAACCTACTCTACCAAGGGGTTCCCAAGTACGCATTTGTGTTTCTAGTTCGTTAAGGGATGATCCGTCAGGTGGGTTAGATACATGTTTTACTAAACCACGCTCGTACAAGGCTGAGACTGGCTCTGCCCTAGCGTACTTACCACGAGAGGCTCTTACCGCCTTGTAAGGGACACTATCATCTTCCCCGTGGATTGTAGTCTTAACCATATCACCACCTTGATTTACCTCAGCTACAATACGATCAGCTTGGTATTGGTAATAAAGCTCAATAGCCTTAGATGCCCAACCTTGTGGGGAAAGCCTATCTGTGTAGTCACCTAGAACGTAAGCTATACCGTTTATGTCAATGCCTGCTACGACAATACCTGTCATATCGCTTTCTGCATTAGATGTAACGGCTGGGTCAAGGGCAACTACAATACGAGCTAGGTCAGGTAGGTTCTCATGCTTAATAGCACAGTCGTCTAACATTGCTGTTGTCCAGAGGGCACCTTGAGCTTCCTCTAAGACTTCTGCGTATAGTTCTTGTCTACCTAACCTAGTTCCCTCGTACTGCTCTTTAACAGCAGTTAGGTATGTCTTGGCTAGGTTAGCTGAGTTATCAAAGGTACTACCAGTAGTGACTACAGTCTTAGGGTCTTTGAGGATTTGTCTGATAAGCTTAGTTGGCTTAGGTGTAGTAGTGACCATAATGCGGGGGTGTTTACCTAGACGCATACAGAACTGAAGCATAGCCCAAGTGTCTACGTCTTTATTCCATGCAGCAGTCTCATCACACCAAGCTAATTCAAACTGTGGTCCACGAAGACGCTCAGGTTCCTCTGCCGAGAAGAACTGAACTTGCGCCCCATTCTCCCAAGTTAAGGTACGCTTAGTTGGGGACCATTCAGGAAACCCCATCTTTTTACCTTTGTAAGTCATATCACCCTTCCAGCAAACTGAAAGAAAACCTGACTCACCCTTAACCATAACACGTTCAATATCTGAGTTAGTAGAAGCTACAGCAGCAATACGTTTGATACCACGCTTTACATTCTCCCGCACCCACTCAACACCGGAACGTGTCTTACCAAACCCTCGACCTGCGTTGATAAACCAAGTGTTCCAGTCTTTACCCTCTGGTTCAAGTTGGTTGTCTCTGGCCCAAAAGTTCCAATCATGCTTAAGCTCCTGAACTTTAGCTGTACCCATCTGTTCAAACAGTTGTTGAACTCTGGCTGGCTTAAGTTGACGAAGTGTGTCAGCAGTAATTTTTCTGTTTGGGCGGGTCATGTTAATTTGGTTGCTTTCGGGGGATGCACCTTACTTAGGTTTATTTTAGTCCTCTGGTCCATCTTCCTTGTCAAAACCAAGGAGAGACATCAGGGTATCAGCAGCACTTACGTCAAGGTCAGGGTCAGTTTCTTGCTCAACTTCATTAACTGTATGGGTAGGCGACCACCCACCTTTAGAACGAAGGAACAACTCTTGGGACTTAAAGTCTCCATCAAGAGCTTGGTCAATTACCTTACGACCAACAGAACCGTTAATCTTGGCTCTCTCAGTTTCGATAAACGACCCATAAATCTTATATAACGTAGACATGGACCT